TTTGGTAACAGATTATAACTTCAATGATGAGACAACCGAGTTGTTTGAGGACGTAACACCATCTATAACCAATACGGACAATGTGTTGTCATGGACAAACCTCTATGACTACCATAAAATCGTGTACAGTTTCCCGTCTGAGTTGTATGTTTACAATAAAGATGCTGACAATCGACAGGTTGATGTATTCGGTGCATGGTATTTCCATGATGGTTTGGCACTTTTTACCGATTCACCTACATTGCATTTACGTAGTGTGGTTATTTCTGATGATACACCTATGCAACAGGCCTGCAATACCTATGTATACACACAGGATGGCGGGTCAAGTACAAGCATTACATCATACCCGTACCTTAACATTGTAAAAGGTAGACAGATGTGTGTGTTTAATGTACCAAAAGAGAACTACACCTATTACAACAATTATGCAGGTAAGAACAGCATCTATCACAACTTTTGGGAGAAATACATTGCTGAGAGGTACAACGTTGCAAACAAGAAAATCACCTGCTATGTGAACATGAAACCAAGCGACTATAGCCAATTTGAATGGAATAAGTTAGTGAAAATCGGTAATCAGTTGTGTGTGGTAAACAAGATATACGATTACGACATACAAAGCAATACAACCACTAAGGTTGACCTGATTACCGTACAGGACATAAACGGCTATAGCACCGATTCATTCTCCGCTGATTATATTCGTGTATCAAGCAGTGCATTAACCATCCCGTATGATGCATATAAGAAGGTAACTATCACATCCTCTGCCAATTGGGAGATAAATGCTGATGATTGGAATGAGAATTTGGTAGCATGGCCACAAAGCGGTACAAGCGGTTCAACCACTGTATATATCGGTACTATAAACGAGGAAATGGGTGGTACGATTACATTCAACCTCTTAGAGGGTGATGAGACGATAGCCAATGCCAAAGTACGTGTTAACGTAGGTGGTACTAATACGATAAGTGCTTCACCGTGGTACAACCAAATATCAAGAGATAGTTATACGTATGTAGACATCAATAGTAGTACCGCATGGAGAATTGTAGCGTCTGACAACCGTGGTAACGTAAATGTTGATACAGGTTCTACATCAGGTTCAGCGGGTGTGAAGCGTCTGAGACTAAGAACAACATCAACTAACACAGGTTTTGTAGATTTCTATTTGGAAAATACAGGTGGTGACATCACCTCATTCAGGGTGAACGTAGTATCATAAATAAACAAAGAGTAAAACAAGAAATTAAACATATGGCAGCACAAGACGTAGAAGTCATAAAAATAGATACAGGTGCAGCACAGACATCGGTTAAGGAGTTGCGTAAACAATTGAAGGACTTACGTGACACCATGCTTAGTACAGAACAGGGTACAGAGGAATTTAACGAAGCGTTGGTTAAATCTGCAGAGATTCAACACACGTTGAAAGAACAGATGGAACTTGTTAATGCTTCTGCAATGGACTTTGGCCAAATTGCAAGCAATGTAACTAAGACTATGGGTGGTATGATTGCAGGCTTTCAGTCGGCAAAGGCCGTTATGAACCTATTTGGTATTGAAAATGAAGAGACAATCAAGTCCCTGCAAAGAATGCAGAATATGATGGCACTGACACAGGCATTACCTGCTATCGACAAGGCCATCAAGGGTTTCAAAAGCCTGTCATTAGCCATTTCAACCGCAACTAAAGTTACCTCGACATTTGGTAAAGCATTGATTAGCACGGGTTTAGGTGCTGTCATTGCTGCATTGGGTCTACTTATTGCCAATTGGGATAAGGTGACAGAAGCAATGAAAAAATGGGGTATTATCAGTGAAGATACCTCGAAAAAACTTGAAGAACAGAAGAAAAAGGTTGATGCCTTACGTAAATCCTATGGGGACTTGTATACCTCTTATAGAAATTGGGAAACATCACAAAAGGTCAGCAAACTTAATGAACAGGCCAAAAAAGAATATGAGGAATTAGCGACCCAAATACAAGATTTAACATATAAAGAACAGTTAGCACGTACTAAGGCCGCTGAATTATGGGAAACTGAGGGTAAGGCTGCAGGCAATGCTAAAAAAGCAGAAGCCGATGCCTATAGAACGCAAATAGAATTGCTACAACGTCAACAAAAGGCTATTCTTGATAATGCTGACTCCTATAAGAAAGCGGGAAAATCCATTACGGGTAGTGTTGATAGCATTAAAAAGGCCTTAGAGGGGTTGAATTGGAGAATTAGTCTCTATGACAAAGACGAATTGGAGAAAGAAATAGCCAATTTTGAAGCCGCTAAGGAGAAGGAAATAGAGATACTTCAACAGGCAAAAGAGAAAGAACTCATTACCGAACAGGAATTTCAGACCAAAAAGAAGCAAATTGAAGACCATTATAACGAATTAAAGGTAAAGGCCACATCAGATTATAAAGATAAGGAGATAAAAGCGGCAATTGCAAAGGAGAAAGAAAAGTATGAAACCGAATACAGGCTACAAATGGCCAATCTCCAAAAAATGTATGATGAGGGTATCTTGAAAGAAGAAGAGTATGTACAAAAGAAGAAAGACATTACCGCTAACTATGTAAGAGACTATGCCTATTATCTCCAAAAGATGCTTGATACACAGAACATCTCTGACAAATCGTTGACACTTGGTATCACAGAGACCATAAACTCTTTGAGACAAATGTTACAAGACGATATGAGTGAAGCGGAAAGGCAACAAGAGGAATATAAGAATCGCTTACTCCAATATGCTGATGATTACCGTGAGGAACTGCTTACTATAGATGAGAGATACGAACGAGAGGGTTTGATGATGGCAGAGGCTTTTTTCTTGGAGAACCGCTTATTAGATAAAGAATTTAAAGAAGAAAGCCTTAAAGCCGAAAAGGAGTACAAAGAAGCCAAAGAACAAATTATATATGACTATACCGATTTCGAGATATCCAAAGAACAAAAAGAGATGTTAGAGAAACTTGACGATGAATACCATGTGCAAACTCTCCAAGCCGAAGAGGATTACCAACAAAAGGTAAACCAAATTAAAGAAGACTATAATAAAATGAACTTGGATATGACCAAGCGGTATAGAAAAATGGAACTCGAAGAGACCATGCGTGCTGTTGGTGCTGTATCTACATACCTCGATAGTTTTGCACAGATGTTTGCGTCAATCGCAAGTATCGAAGATAAGGAAAGCGAAGAGAGTTTGGCGAAATACAAAGACCTAATGTCCACGTCTACCCTTATAAGTACGTTAGTAGGTATTGTGAACGCTGTTTCATCCGCTTTCTCCCCTATGAACGCATGGATGGGTGTGATTGGACAAAGTATCATGGCAGGTGTAATGTCAGCATCCGTATTAGCATCAGGTATCGCAAGTATAATAAATATCCAAAAGGAACAACTTCCCGGCGGCACAACATTCAATGGTAGTAGTGTATCAACCCCGTCAATGAATGCCGTAAATGAGATAGTAGCACCTGTTCAATACACACAGGACGTACAGGGTGCAAACATTGAAAACGCTATCTCCAATAACCGTGTATACGTAGTTGAAAGTGACATTACAGACACCCAAAAGAAGGTTGATGTAACCGAAACGGAAAGCAGGTATTAACGTTTCAAGCCTAAATAATATATTAGTATTAGAGAGATTATCTTATGAAGAAAATATTTTACATTGTAGTTAACGATGAAGATATGACGGGTGTTGATGCTATCAGTTTGGTAGAATCCCCCGCTGTTGAGAAAGATTTCTTATGTTTCAGTGAGAATAAACAGCCTGTAAAGATGCAATTTGATGATACAAAGCACATCATTACGGGTGTCGTTTGTCTCGCTGATACCCCTATTTACAGATATGACAACAAATTTGGCGAATATTGGGTAGTATTTTCAAAGGACACCATTCAGAAGATGGTAGAAAAATTTGCCAAAATGGACTTGTTTAAGTCGGTAAATTTGCAACATGACGACCAACAATTTGTAGATGGTATTTATATGATTGAATCCTACATTACCAACAAGGAACGCGGTATATCTCCCGAAGAGTTTGCCGATATTCCTGACGGTAGTTGGGTTGCATCATATAAGGTAGAAAACGATGACCTATGGAATGAAATAATATCAGGTGACAAATTGAATGGTTTCTCCCTGCAGGGTATGTTCCAATTGGAAGAAAAATTCATGGCACAGACCACACAACCGAAAGAGGAAACCTTTGATGAGTGGCTTGAAAAACAACTAAACGAAAAATAAAAACCAAACTATGACAAAGAACATTTTGAAACTTTGGAAAGCAATGCTTCATTTGGCAGAGATTGAGACTGACAAGGCAAAACTTATCATCGAATCCGAATTGGCCGAGGGTGTTGAGGTATTTGTTGAAAAAGACGATGAGATTGTACCCGCTGAGGACGGTGAATACGTAGCAGAGGACAAAATCATTGTTGTAGCAGACGGTAAAGTTTCTGAGATTAAGGATAAAGATGATGAGGAACAAGAACCCGAACCTGAACCCGAACCTGAACAAGAACTTTCTGCAAAAGACAGATTCAACGCTGTAAAGGAGAAATTCGAAGCGTCATATCAGGAAATTCAAAATAACATCTATTCCGCATTGGACAAGGCAGGTGTATGGGGTTATCTTGTAGAGAACTCTGACAATCATGCTATCGTAAGTGTTTGGGAAGATGATAATTCTGAACACCTCTATAGATATGACCTGACAATAGATGAAAACGGTGAGGTTGCTTTAGGTGAGAGAAAAGAGGTACGTGTTGAATATGTACCTGTTGACGAAGAACCCAAAGAGGAAATCCAACCCGAAGAGTTTGCTAACTTGCAAACAAAAGTTGCTGAATTAGAAGCAGAACTTGCTGAAAAGCAAGCACAATTGGAAATGTCCGCTGATGAACCTGCAAAGGACAAGGTTAAGAAAGAGACCAAAAGCGGTGCATTGAGATACTTTGAATAAAAATAACAAAAACGTAAAATCTAAACATTAACTATGGCTATAAGTCTTTCAGCTTTAACTACTTATGTTGACGAACAACGTCTTCCGTTGATTCGCAAGACTATTTTTGCTGCACCCTCTACAAGATTTTTCAATCTTCAAACGGGTGTTAAACATGCGGCTGCATTGAACATTCTTAACACTGAGGTAGTTTTCGGTGACGGTGCTGCATGCGGTTGGAATGAGAGTGGTAGTTCCGCTTTCAGTCAACGTATTCTTGAGGTAGGAAACTTCAAGGTTAACATGTCATTCTGTGACAAATCAATGGAGAAATATTGGATGGGTTATCAAGTCCGCGTTGCTGCAGGTCAAAAGTCTCTTCCTTTCGAAGAGGATTTCGTTAACGGAATCATTGACGGTGTACGTGTAAAACTTGAAAACCTTGTATGGAACGGTGAAAAAGCAACTGACGGTATGGACGGTCTTTTGGCTATCCTTGACGCTGCTTCTGCAAGCACCATCAACGCTTCTCTTGCAACAGGTACTTCTATCTATGATAAGACCCTTGTAGTTTACAAAGCAATCCCTGCTGCTAAACTCGGTAGTGCGTCTATCTTCATGGGTATTGACAAGTTCCGTGACCTCGTTCTTGAACTTACTGCAAAGAACCTCTATCACTATGACCCGAAAGTTGATAGTGACCTTGAAATCATTCTTCCCGGTACAAGTACTAAGGTACGTGGCGTAGCAGGTTTGAATGCCAAAAAGAACATTATCGCCGCTGACGGTGAGAACATCTACTTCGGTGTAGACATGGAGGGTGATGAAGAGAAATTCGACCTTTGGTACAGCCAAGACAACCAAGAGTACCGTCTCGCTATCTACTTCAATGCAGGTGTTCAAGTAGCATTCCCCGATGAAATCGTGGTTGCTAAGTGGACTGATGACTAATCATCGTCATTATTTCTAAATAACAAATGGGGTGTGACAATACGGTTACACCCCTAAATTAAAAAACGAATAATTAACTATGGCTTGTAATTCATATACACTAACAGGTTTGAACACCATCTGCAAAGAACCGTCATTCGGGGGTATTAAAGAGGTATTGGTTGCTTTGTATGATGATGTTTCAGGCACTTCTGTAAACACGGGAACAAGTTTGCTTACTGTTTCTATGGTTACAGGTAAGAAATTCAAACAGTACAAACTGTTGAAATCTACAGGCGGTTTGACTTCGACGCTTAATACAAGTGATACCACACCCCCTTACTTCACTAATGAGGTCAGTCTGCAATTTATGAAGATGGAAACCGCAAAGCGTATCGAGATTATGTCTCTTATGATGGCCGCATGTGCCGTTATCGTACTTGATGTAAACGGTCACTATTGGTACTTAGGTAAGGACAACTACGTTGAATGTAGTGCAGGTAGTGCCACCACAGGTACTGCAAGTTCTGATGCTAACCACTATGAACTTACTCTTAGTGATACATCTAACGAACTACCTTACGAGGTTGACCCTTCTACAATCAGTGGCATCGTGGATCCGGTTGCATAATTTCAAAAATAACGTAAGAAATGGGGGGATAGGTTGGTATTTACTACTTATTCCCCTATTTGTTTCATAAACTACAACAACAATGGTCTATATCAATTCAAACAGTGGCACAATCACTATTCCCAAGCACACAGAAAGTGTTGGGAATTATAAGTTATTGCTGACATCCAATCTATCAAATGACGTTGTTTTAGTTGAAAATGGTGGTAATATTTCTACCAATAGTCTTTACTATAAGTTCGCGTTAGGTAGCCTTACTAATCTCAATGTAGGAGAGTACACATACACTCTGTATGACAGTACTAAAAACGCTGTAGAGGTGGGTTTATTGACGTTTGGAGACTTCGAAAGACAAGTAATAGTAAATAATACTTTTAACAAGGAAAAGATACAATACAATGGCTGAAAACAAGGAAAACATGAAATTCAGTATATTTGAACAACCTGTTAAAGTAATACCAACTTTTGTAGAGAAAGAAAATAACAACAAACCATACATTAACTATGGTGTTGATAACCGATTCCCGAACTATCTTTGGGAGTTGTATTTGCGTAGTGCATTGCTGCAATCCATTATAAATGGTACAGCTGACTATGCCAACGGTAACGGTATTACTTATGCACAAAATACAAATATACAACGATTGGCAGACAATGCCAACAAGGACGGTGAAACGTTGGAAGATATTATCAAGAAAATCACGGTTGATGAGTTAATCTTCGGTGGTTTTGCATTCCAAGTAATCTACAACAAGTTAGGTGAAATCAATGAAATCTATTGGTTGGACTTCCGTAACTGCAGACGCAATAAAGAGGGTGATAAAATCTACTACTCAGAGGATTGGATTAAACATGCAAATGACTACATAGAGTATGACATCTTTGACCATAACAAACGTAGTGGTAGTCAGGTGTACTATTTCAAAGGTCATGTTTCCCGTGGTATTTACCCGATACCACGCTATAATGGTGCATTGTCTGCAATCGAAACAAGTACTGAAATCAGTAAGTTCCATCTTAACAGCATCTTAAACAACTTTAGCGGCAACTTCATCATCAATATGAATAACGGCATACCTACTGATGACGTACAGGATGAAATTGAACGTAAAATCAAGGCCAAATTCACGGGTGCTGACAATGCAGGTAAATTCCTTGTAGCATTCAATGACAGCAAAGATAATGCTGTTTCTGTAGAACGTATTCAGGATGACAACTTTGATAAGAAATATCAATCTCTTAGAACCGATACCTATAAGGAAATCTTCATTGCATTCCGTGCTATACCGCAATTGTTCGGCTACTCATTAGAGGGTACAGGTTTCAACAAACAGGAGTTTGATGAGGCCTATGAACTATACAACAAAACAACCGTTAAACCCATCCAAAAAGACCTTGAAAGAACCTTTGACAAGGTGTTTGGAGTGGATGAGAGTATCAAAATAATACCATTTACATTAGAGGGGGATGAATAATATGGCACGCGTATTTTTAATTTCAGAAGCAACACTTAAAAAGAACAGTGTTATAAACAACAATGTAGATGGTGTCTACATTCTACCTGCTATTGAGTATGCACAAGATGCAGGTCTACAGCCTATTTTGGGTACTAAACTCTATAACAAGTTAATGGACTTGGTAGAGGATGGCAGTATTACAGGTGCTACAGACTATAAGTGCCTGTTGGATGAATATATTGAACCGTATCTCATCAATAAGGTAACAGCCGATATTCAAATACCATTGGCATACAAGATGAGAAATCAGGGTGTGTCACAACAGGTAGACGATAGAACCTATTCACCGTCTATGAAAGACCTGCAATATGTCATT